CGATCAGCAGCACACATGGACGCTGGAGCAGCTCGCCAAGCTGCTGATTGACTGGTACGGCGGTGCTGACCTCTCGAAGATGCACGACCTGACTGCCGCAGCTCTGTTCGGGCATTACAAGGGCATCGACATCATCATCACGCACGCTTTCTTCCCTGTTGTGGCTGCACACATCAAAGCCGAGCAGGATCATATCCCGCTGTTCGGCTGGGCGGATGACGGCCTGCTGACGCTGTGCAATTCGCCGACGGTCAATCATGCCGACATCGTGCACTGGTTTATCATGATGCGGGGCAAAGGATTCCGGATCAAGCAGGTCGCGCACGACCGGAAATTCTGCCGCGAATACTTCTATGCGATGAAGAAAGCCCGGTTTGCGATCATTGATATGCCGCAGTATTTCTGGCGCAAATCAGAGGGCTTCCGGCATATTGAGAAGTCCGCAAAGGACGGCGTGCTGTTTTACCTGCACTCGCAGGCATACGAATACTGCGTATCGAATGTTCACGCGATTGAAAAGACGGATGACATGGTGCAGTATGAGAAGATCGGCGAGCATGACCGCATTGACCTGTTTGATGCATCCGTATTTGCCTGCTGCTGTTATCTGGACAATATGCAGCGCAGCGAAAAAGCAAAGAAATGGTTTGGTGAGTAATGAGCAGAAAGAAACACAATCGGGTACGGGATACCCCGCAGGAAAAGCGGAGCAGCGTTGCTTTTCTGGTCTCGGATGAGGCGCATGACATTCTGTGTCTCCCCGGTTACCGCTCCCTCGACCGGAATCCGGAGATCATGACCGGCTGCCGCAGGATTGCGGAGCTGATCGGCACGCTGACTATTCACATTATGGAAAACACGGAGAGCGGCGACAAGCGCATCACGAATGAGCTCTCCCGCAAGATCGACATTGAGCCGTGCCGTTTCATGTCACGCAAGACCTTCATCGAGGCTGTGATCATGAACTTGCTGCTTTACGGCAATGGCAATTCGATTGTGCGTGTGCATACCGATCAGGGCTATCTCTCCGATCTCGAACCGGTTGCACCGTACCGTGTGTCATTTCAGCCGGACGGAGGATACGGGTATCATGTCAGCGTAGACGGTATTCCGTATGATCCTGACGAGCTGCTGCATTTCGTGCTGAACCCGGATGAAAGCTATCCGTGGATGGGGCGCGGACTGCGTGTATCACTGAAAGATGTTGCTCTGAACCTCGCCCAAGCTGCTGCCACGGAAAAGGCATTCATGGAATCCAAATGGAAACCGTCCATCATCGTGAAGGTCGATGCGCTGACAGATGAATTTGCAAGCCCCGCAGGGCGCAAAAAACTTCTTGACAACTACATCGCCACAAATAAGGTTGGAGAGCCGTGGATGATTCCGGCGGAGCAGTTTCAAATCGAGCAGGTCAGACCGCTCTCCCTCTCAGATCTGGCCATATCTGATGTGGTACAGCTTGACAAGCGCATGGTCGCCGCGATCCTTGGTGTTCCGCCGTTCCTGCTTGGTGTCGGTGAATACAGCAAGGATGCATGGAACAGCTTTGTCAATACCACTGTGAAAAGCATTGTAACCGGGTTGCAGCAGGAGCTGACGCGCAAGCTGATCCTCTCGCCGAAATGGTACATTCGCTTTAACTTCTGGTCTCTGCTTGACTGGGACATCAAAACAGTATCCAGCGTTCTGCTCGCCGGTGCGGACAGAGGATTTACTTCCGGCAATGAGTGGCGCGACCGGATCGGGATGCAGCCGCGTAAAGGTCTTGACGAGCTTCGTGTTCTGGAAAACTACATTCCGAATGACATGAGCGGGCTGCAAAAGAAATTGATTCAGGGAGGTGCTGAGGATTGAGCACAAGACCGTCTGCTTTGCTTTGTGACAAAGCATTTCATGACAACGGCAGAATCAGATGCGGGCAATCGGGTGAGCTCTGCGGGCATGTGAAGTTCTGCCGGACATACGGCTGGTGGGAACAGACCGCGCAGGCAGCGGACTGCCCTCTGAAAAATCCGCCTGAAAAGCCGAAGAAGGAGGCAAAGAAACATGAATCCTGAAATGCAGCGGCGTTCCTTTGCATCCGAATTCCGGGCGGAGGAACACGACGGCAAGCCTGCGATTGAGGGCTATTTCGCCGTATTTGACAGCAATTACGAAATGGGCTTCGGAATGTCCGAGAGCATTGCGCCCGGTGCATTCAGCAAGACCATTTCGGGGGATATCCGCGCTCTGATTAACCATGATACGACAATGGTGCTGGGGCGCACTGCGGCACATACGCTTGAACTGCGCGAGGACGCGCACGGTCTCTGGGGCCGCATCGAGATCAATCCGAACGATTCCGATGCGATGAACCTCTATGCCCGTGTCAAGCGCGGGGATGTGTCACAATGCAGCTTCGGCTTTGAGATCGTCAGCGAGGAAACCGATTTCCGCGATGACGGTACGATCCATTGGACGATCAGAGAGGTCAATCTGTTCGAGGTATCCTGCTGCACATTCCCGGCATACGAGCAGACCGCAATCTCTGCCCGCACGAAGGACGCGGAGCAGCTCCGCACCAGAAAGCGGGAGAAATGGCGTGCCGATATGCTGAAAAAACTGAAAGGAGAATCAGAGCATGGCACTGAAAGCCCTGATGCTGAAAAAGCGTCTTGATGACAAGAAGAAGCTGCTCGCCGCGCTCCGCGAGGATGCCGAAAAGCTGAAAACCCGCGAAGCCGAGCTGGAGCAGGCAATCACCGAGGCGGAAACGGATGAGGAAAAGCAGACCGTTGAGGATGCTGTCACCGCATTCGAGAACGACAAGGCGGAAAACGAGAAACAGGTCTCCGCTCTGGAACAGGAGATCGCAGATACCGAGCGCGAGCTCGCAGAGGCAGAGCAGAAGGCAAATCGCGGAGCTGCTCCCGCCCCGCAGACTTCTGCGCCGGAAGCAACTGAAAGAAAGGGTGAATTTACTGTGGGTATGAAGACCAGAGCATTCTTCGGTCTGGATCATCAGGAGCGTGACCGCCTTCTTGCGCGTGAGGATGTCCGCGCATATCTGAATGATATCCGTGCGTGCATCCGCGAGAAGCGTGCGCTGACGAATGTCGGCCTGACGATTCCGGAGGTTATGCTCCCGCTGCTGCGCACCGCTGCCGAGGAAAGCTCCAAGCTGCTCGGCCGTGTGAACCTCGCACGGATCACCGGCACCGGCAGACAGACGATCATGGGCACGGTTCCGGAGGCTGTCTGGACGGAGATGTGCGCATCGCTGAATGAGCTGTCGCTCGGCTTCAACGATGTGGAGGTTGACGGCTACAAGGTCGGCGGCTATTTCGAGGTTTGCAATGCCACGCTGGAGGACAGCGATCTGAACCTCGCGTCTGAACTGCTGACCGCTCTCGGTAAGGCAATCGGCAAGGCACTTGACAAGGCGATCATCTACGGTGTCGGCACGAAGATGCCGCTCGGCTTCGTCACGCGCCTTGCGCAGACTGCACAGCCCCCGGGCTATCCCACTACTGCCCGTGCGTGGGCGGATCTCCACAGCAGGAACATCATCACCGGAACTGGCGCGACCGGTCTTGCGCTGTTCAAGGAGATCGCAGCGAACAGCAAGGTCACGATCAACGACTACTTCACAGATAACATCGTGTGGCTCATGAATAAGAGAACGCACACGGATCTCCTGATCCAGTCGATGAACAAGAACCTGAATGCGGCGATCGTTTCAGGTATCAGCTCCACGATGCCGGTGATCGGCGGCGACATTATTGAACTGCCCTTCATTCCGGACGGAAACATCGCATTCGGCTATCTTGAGGCATTCCTCCTCGCTGAGCGTGCCGGTGAAAAGGCGGCAACCTCTGAGCATATCCGCTTCCTTGATGACCGCACCGTGTTCAAGGCGACTGCACGCTATGACGGCATGCCGGTCATTGCAGAGGCATTCGGCCTGATGAGCATTACCACGACCGCACCGGCGACGACTGTCACCTTCCCGACTGATACCGCGAATACGCCTGCATCCTCCGGAACGGGCTGAGAAAGGAATGATGCTGCATGGCTGAACTGAGCAGTCTGCTTCCGGTGCTGAAGCTTGAACTGATTATCTCCTCCGCCGCATACAACACTCTGCTTCAGCAGAAGATCGAGGCGGCAAAGGACATGATTACCCGTGAAGGCGCAGCACTGCCTGACACGGAAGAAGACTACACAGCCGAAGATCGTGAGCTTGTGATCGGCTATGCAGCGTACCTCTATCGCAGAGCTAAGTCTGACGATGCAGAATTCCCGCGCTGGCTCAGGTGGTCGCTGAATAACCGCGTACTGCATGACAAGACAGGCGGTGACAGCAATGGATGATACGCTGCGGCTGATCGCTGAAACCAGAACCAAGAATGACCGCGCACAATATGTGACTTCGGAAACCGTATCCGATGACATTCTCTGCGAAGTGGTGAGCATCACCCGCACGGAATGGGACGGCGCACAGCAGCGCGGTTATGATGCCGTGATCTGCCTGAAAGTGTTTTTTGCGGACTACACCGGACAGCGCATCTGCGAGTGGAACGGCGAGCGGTTCGAGATTTACCGGCACTATCAGGCAGGCGACCGCGTGGAGCTGTATCTCGGCAGAAAGGTCGGTGTGTAATGTTTGTATCGCAGGGTATGAGCTGCACGCCGGAGCAGCTTGCAAGGCAGCTCACCGCACAGCTTGAAGCATACGGAAAGCTCGCATCCGAACAGGTTGACAGCATCATCGAGGATGTCGGCAATGAATCCCTGAAACAGGTCAAGGCGGCAAGCCCTCACCGAAAAGGAACATACCGGCGGAGCTGGAAGGTGAAGATCGAGCGCCGGGGCTATCGCATGGAGGTCACGGTCTACAGCGCAAAGCATTACCAGCGGACGCATCTGCTGGAGAACGGACACCGCACCCGCCTCGGAACCGGCAGACACGGCAGAGTTTACGGAACAAAGGCGACTGTCGCCGCGCAGCCGCACATTGGAGAGGCCAATGCGTGGGCGCAGCGTGAACTGGAACAGCGGATCCGGCAGGCGTTAGGAGGTGGCTGATTGTGGACATGAGAGACCTTGCCCGTGTCATTGATACGGTCGGGCTGCCGTTTATTAACGGCATCATGAAAGCCGACGACAATAAACAGATGCCTGCCTCCTACATCGCCTATCATGCAATCACGAATAACTCGATATACGCTGACGGCGAAATCGTCTATTTTGAGGCGGAGATCGCGCTCTCCCTGATTACGAAAGACCGTGACCGGGATACGGAGCGCACGGTCGAAACGGCGCTGTCAGGGGCAGGAATTGACTATGACGGCCCCGATTATGAATTTGATCCGAAACAGGATATACATACCACCACATGGTATTTTCAGATTTCGGATGACTGAGAAAGGAGCTATCCTATGGCTGCAAAAGCAAAGCTGCCGCGTTCGATCAAGAATGTCGGCTATGCAATGATTACCAGCGTTGACAACAACACCGGCAAGCCGACATACGGCGATGTGAACTGGCTTGTCCACAACGAAGCGGGCGGCAGAGAATACACCGCTGAGCCGAAGGGCGAGGTTTCGTCCATCTACGCAGACGGCGTGGAGGTGTACTCTGAGGAGGAGAACACCGGCTATGACATCACGCTGACGCTGCTTGCCTGCATCGACGATACCGATGAAGACTGGCTGAACCGTGTTGTCGATCCGGACGGCGAGTATTCCGAGGAGTATGCCAATACCGGCGAATATCCGCACTTCGCTCTGCTGATTATCGAGGACACCACGGATGGTGTCGGTCAGATCAGAGTGTTCTACGACTGCCATGTGACGCAGCGCCCGTCTCAGAGCGGCAAGACCTCCGAGGGCGGCGCTCTGGATCCGATGTTCCCGGAGTATGCGATCAGCGCTGTGCCGCGTGAGGACTGCGGCTGCGTCGAGCGCAAGATCAAGGCAAAGGCGAAGATCAGCTCTGTGCCGGAGCCGTCTCTTGCAGGCAATCACATCCGCATCCAGAAGACGATGACCGTCACGGTCGGCTCTGTGCTGAATGTTCCGATTATCAGCAAGAATCCGTCTAATGCGGCGATCACATGGACTTCCGGCACGACAGCAAAGGCAACCGTGTCCGCAACCGGCGCTGTGACCGGTGTTGCTGCCGGTGAATCGGTCGTGACTGCGTCTATCACCGTTGACGGCCAGACCTACACGGACACCTGCACGGTGACTGTGGTCGCGGCATCGTAAGGAGGCAGCACACATGGAAATGACTCTGAAAATCAGCGGGCAGGATGTGACTTTCAAGAAAAACGGCGCAACCATGCTGCTGTATAAAC